TACTGATACACAAACTCAGTCAGGAGAAAAAGATATTACAACTAGCACTAAACAAATTAATACTAGATCGAGAGGAAGACAAGTAGCTGTAAAGATAAGCAGTAATTCTACTGTAGACGATAGGTGGAGATTCGGAACTTTAAGAGTAGATGCTCGACCAGATGGTAAAAGATAATGGCGTTTAAAAGACCTCCTAGCCTTCCTATAGCTAGATCTGATGATGAATTAATGACAGTATATAATCAAGCTATTACTGACTTAGAGCAGTATCTATTAGAAATTACTCAGCCAGCAGAAACAGGTTTTACTACTAGTAATGTAACTCCTAATAAAAGTTTAGATCCCACATCAGCTAACTTGGCTACTGTCGCAAATACTTTAGCTACTTTAATAGATGCTCTAAAATCGAAAGGGTTAATTGGTTAATTATAGGAAAGCTACTTTAGAAGACGTAAAGCCTATTAGAAATTTACTACTAAACTGGCTTGATGAATCGCCACTAAGATTAGGAAAACCTAATACTAGGAAAGGAGATTCTTATATTTACGATATAATTTATAATAATTTTGTAATAGTAGCTGAAAAAGATAATAAAATCGTAGGAACTATATCAGTAGTTGATGAAGATACCTGGTATACAGATAAGAAGTTTTTTAGAGTTAATTGGCTCTATGTAGATAGTAAAAAAAGAAATAGTAGAATAGCAAAAAAATTGCTAGAATATGTTAAAGAATACGTTAAAATAAACAAAATGCCTTTGATACTTGAAATGACGCAAGGACATGATATTGATAGAAAACATCAATGGTTAATAAGACAAAACTTTGAATACCTTGGTGGTACATATGGAGATAATTTATAATGGGAAACTTATTTAGACCTACATCTACAGTAGTACAAGCACCCAGTCAAGGTACAGTACAATATGAAATTCCACAATATTTTAAAGATTTACAAGAAGATTTATTTGCTAGAGCTAATGTAGCAAGTCGACAACCTTTTCAAGCTTATGAAGGTGAACGAATAGCAGATTTAACTGCTCTTCAAAATGCAGCAATTACTCAAGCTCAAACAAATTTAGGACAGTTCGGTCAATCTGGCGTAGTACCAGAAGCTCAAAATAGAGTTAGAGCGGCAGCTAATATAGCAGGAACTCAATTTACTACTGATATTGCAAATCAGTATATGAATCCTTTCATAGATACAGTTGCTAATAACGCAATAAGAAACTTACAAGAAGAATCTGCAAGAGCACAACAAACAGCTAGAGCACAAGCAGTCTCAAGAGGTGCGTTTGGTGGAGCAAGACAGGGAATACAAGAAGCTACTCTTCAAGCTGAAACTGCAAAAAGAGCAGGAGATCTAACAGCTCAACTACAAGCACAAGCTTTTCAAAATGCAGCTAGTAGGTTTGCGGCTGATCGTGCAACGGCAGCTCAAGGCCAAATGGCAGCTGCACAAGCAATTCCTGGTTTACAAGCTTCATTAGGACAACAAGGATTATCTGAAGCTGCAGCGGCAACTAGATTCGGTGGATTACAACAAGCAGTAAGACAGCAACAGTTACTAGAAGATTATCGTGACTTTGTAGAACAACAAGGATTCGATAGAGGACAATTAGGATTCTTATCAAGTATTCTTACAGGTGCTCCTATACGTTCTTACGGTGAAGAACGCTCAGGTACAGTAGGTCAAGTTATCGGAGGTACTTCTCCTTTTGCTCAAATCGCAGGAGCCGCTGGTACATTTGCTGGTTTTATGTAAGATAAAATATGGCTGAAACAGTATTAAATAGAGATGCTCAAGACGATTTAAAATTTCTAGAAACTTTATACAAAGAAACTGGCGGAGATGAATCGTATGAAACTATAGAATCGAGTATTTTCGATGCTTATGGTGGCGAAGATAAATTTCTAGAGAAAGTAAAAACGTATAATACAGATTCTAATTTACCTACAGACCAGAATCAAGAATCATCAGTAGATAATATAGTAAATACTACTGCTGGTGAAGTTAATGCTGGTGGTGATGCTTTAGGAAGTGAGGTAAATACTTTAATCAATCAACAAGGTGTAATAGAAAGTTTAGAAAAACAATTAAATAATAGAGATCAATTACAAAGTGAGATTGATTTTATAGCAGAAACTGTAGGATTATCTGACGGCCAAAAGATAGCTATGGAAAAATCTTTTGGCTTAAATGATCAAAGTTTACTTGAAAGAATAACAACTAATATAGGGGCTATATTTAAAGGAAGAGATCAATTTGGAATAGACCCAATATCTGGTGAGTATGCTTTTGCAAGAACAAGTCCTGCTGATGAATTAAAAGAAAGATTACAAAACCCTATGGTTGGTATAGGATTAAATCTTATAGAAGAGGGTGGTACTCCTAGTTTTAAATCTCCTTTCGCTAGAGTTGCGTCTGCTGTAAATGATTACACGAAAGATGCGAGAGAGGCTGATTTAGCTAAATTAAAGATATTATCTAAACAAACATCTACTACAGATAAAGGAAAGTTTTCTTTTGTAAAAGGTTTAAAATATACAATAGGAGACATTATGGAAAATGGTAAAGATAAATTTTTCCCTGATGAAGAGATAGGAACTACAGGAGTTGTTTCAGGAGTTACTCATAGTCAAGACGGAATTATTGATTTACAAACTTTCGTTAAAGATGTAATAGATCCAGTAGATCCAGTTAAAGACCCTAAAGATTTAGATGTTGAAGACGTATATAAAATAACTGAAGCAAAGTCAGATAAAGTAGTAAATCAATATGAATCTCAATTAGAACCAGGGTTCTTAGAAGCTCAAGAATTAGTGCCTCTCATAGATTCACAAATTGCTGCCATTAGACTTGATCCTAGCACTTTTCAAACATATGGTCCTAGAGTAAAAACGTTTGAACCTTTAGCACAGTTTTTAAAAGCTATTCTTCCTAGTGAACAATTATATAAAGATTTTTTTGAAGAATTTATTGGAGTAGATTATCAAGGTTTAGCTCAATTAAAATTTGAAAGGAAAGTTACTACTAAAAAAGTATTAACTCAATCTAAGAAAATATATCCCGTATCTAACGCTGATATTGAATTATTAGCAAATTCATTTGCTAACTACGGAGATTCACCAGAAATTTATTTAAGAACTGCTTCATTTCAATATGGATTAGGAGAATATTCTCAACTTTTAAATAGGGGATATCAAGAATTTTTATCAGCTAATAAAGACCCAAATAGTGAAGATTTTAAACAACTTGGCACAAGTGGTTATGCTGTTGCTGGATCACCAGACGGTGGTTTAGAAATAAATGGTAAAAAATATAATAACGCTATTAGTTATGCTAGAGCGTATGCGATAAATGAAATAAAAGAAAAATACGCAGATATAGATCCAGGTAAATACGGATATAAGAAAAATAGATTATCAGATTATGATAACACAGAAGCGTTTGGTAATCAAGCTGAAGGTTTAGAAGAAGGCGATTATTCTCCTATCGCATATTTAGCATCTGCTTATTATGAAAGAAACAGTGATATATTAAGTGCAACTAACATAGGTTCTGGAAACGCAGGTTTAATATTTGTAGATGAAAAACCTTTAGAATTATTCGGTGAAGTAGATGAGAATGATACTTTTATATTAGATAGAGAGAAAACTGATCCTAGAATTCAATCTTTATTAATTAAGATGTACACGGAAGTAAATAAATTAAATGCTTTAGATAACATGTCGCAAGCTGAAAAAGAAAAAGCTTTTAATGAAATGTTCCCTGCTTTTGTATTCCCTACTGACGATAATATTTTAGAAATGCAGTACCAAAGTATGTTTGAAAACTATGGCAAAGAGTAAATTTTTAGAACCTGGTTATTTAGAAAGCACGAAAGATAGCTTAATTCTTGAAGAAAGAGAAAAAGGTATCGGTTCTGGACCTCCTACACAAGAGGAAATAGAAACTTTAGGATACGATCAAGCAGTTCTAAACTCTTACGGTTTAGACGGAGAATCTATAAAAAAGGGTTATCAATTAGAAGCAGAAGAGTTTGGTAATTTTGTATATCAATCTGCTAATGAAATATGGTTAGAACAAACTGCTGGTAAACAAGGAGAGATGCCACCAGATTTTGTAACTAACGAAATGTTAGCAGACATTATGAAAGAATATGAACCTTCAAAAGACGTAAGGTTACTGAAATTAGGAATTAATAATCAAGGTATGGGTTTTGAAACTGCTAGATTTTTTTATGAAGCAGGAGGAATGAATAATGACGTTAAGAAAGATAATTTAGAAAGATATCTTAAAATCGCTAATCCAGATAAACAAGTTAGTGTTATGTTCGCTAGTGAATTAGGTGGAGATAATAAAGAATTTTTAAACACTATATTAGGAACAGATAACTTAGACGCTTTAAACTATGACCCTGTAATTTACAAAGTAGGAGATGAGCCTTTTAGAGTTGTAAATACGCCAGGTCTTGATAAGGGAGATTATCATTTTTTAATGAGAGAATTACCTGTTATCGCTTCTGATGTAATTGGAGCAGGAATAGGAACTAAAGTAGGAGGTTTCCCTGGACTAGTAGCAGGATCTGCTGCAGGATCTGCTTTCGGAGAAATGTTAATTCAAGTTGCTACTGATTCTTATTTACATTATAAAGAAACAGGAGAGGTCTACACGTTTGAAGATTTTATGGAAAGGGTAGATGAAGTATCAGGAACTATGGGTAAGCAAGCTCTTTTTGCAGGAATAGCTACTCCTGTATTTAAAAAAATATTTGACGGAATTATGGCTACTATTCAAAAAGGTGCCGGTAAAAGAATGCCTGCATCTCTGGATAAATTAGACAAACAAGCATTAGAAGATGCTCCTAAAAGAATTACTAATGAAGCGATAGAAGAAATTAATAATGAAATGACTAAACTTTACGGAGATATTAGTCCTCAAATTAGATTAACTTTAGCAAAGTATTTAGGCGAACCATATCTTGTAGCTATGGAAAATTTCATAAAAAAGAGCCCTAGCCAACGTTCAACTTTTGTAGATGAAATGAATAAAAATCAAAAAGAAGCTATGGAAGTTATAGATTTATATTTAGGAACTACTAAATCAAAACCTGTAGGAACTCCGTCTATAGGCGATTTAGGAGAAACTGTAGTTAGTGGTGCTCAAAAAGTATCAGATGATGCTATTTTTCCTATTAACGCTCAAATATTAGATGATACAAGTAAATTAAATCTAATATTAGATAGCCTTGAAGCTAGTGCACAGGGAAATAAAATTAGTAGAGAGTTTGTAGAAAATTTAGATAAAACTAATAGAGAACTATATCAAGCAGAAAAAACTAAATATGACACTGTTGTAAATAATATTTTAAAAAAATTAGAAGGAGGTCCTAATGTATCTTTTGTAAAAACAGGAACTCTTAGAAGAGATCTTATTGACTTAAGAAAATCTTTAAATGCTGCTTTAGTAAACGCTGACGATGGCACTATAAAAATTATAAATCAGATCTTAGATGCTACTGCAGGAACGAAAAAAGCAGGAACACCTGGTATTGCACCAGCTAAAGATTTAAATTTTAATCAAGTTATGTCTACCTTGAACGGACTTAACAGACTAATAGATGATGATTATGCAAGACTAGCAGGTAATGCTCCTGATTCTAAAACATTAGTAGCTATAGCTGCAAAAACTAGAACTGCTTTACTAGACAGTTTACAGAAAAATTTATCACCAGAAGATTATTTTACACTAAATTCAGCTTTAACTAATTTAAGTGAAATAAGAAAAACATACAACAATAAAGCTATTAATATGTTATTTAAAACTAGTCCTAATAAATTAAATTTAGAAGTTTCAGATAAAGCAGTTCTTAATACAATTTTAAATGATGAAATAGCTTCAAGAGAACTTTTAGGTTTATTAGATAATCCTAGTTTAGTATCTCAAAAAGAAGTAGTTAAGAGATACATAAAAAATAACTATAAAAGTTTTGTAACTAATAATGGAAATATTACAGACGCTGGTACTTTAGCTAAGAATACTAAAACTTGGATGTCTAAGAATGAATATTTATTAGAATACTTTAATAAGGAAGAAAAAAAATTATTTGAAAATGCTATAAGATTTATGGATAACATAAAATTTAATCAAAAACAACTTGATGATTTAACTAAAAGTCTTAGAGATAACGGAATTACAGGTCTTAAAAACGTAGATCCTTATACAATAAACTCATACATACAAAAAAATCCTAGCATGGTTGGTGTTTTAGTAGAAAGTTTACAATCTAATAATAGTCAATTAGCTAAACAAACTTTAGATAACATTAAAGATTTTTACAATGCTGAATTAAGAAATAAAATAGTTAAACCTGATATGTATACAGGAACTGAGTTTTTTAGTGCAAGTGCTATTAGTAATTTTTTAAAAAGTAGTGATAGAGGAATTTATGAAATGTTATTTGGAAAAAAATATATTGAAAAATTAGATAAAGCCAGACTAGCTTTAGAACCTTACGAATCTACATTGTCATCTGATATGATAAATATAATGAGCACTTCTCAATTACAACAAGCTTTAAAAAATACGTTTTTTGGACAGTTAGATAGAAAGAGAACGATACTTAGAGGACTTACAACTTTATTAAAATTAAGAAGTTTTAATGATACAGCACTACCTTTAGCTAACGTAGATGAATTTTTTAGACGTTATAAAAGTAATTTAAATCAACCTGAGTATATAAAAGCAATGATAGCTGCAGCTACTCAAGAACCTGTAGTTACTGGTATGGACGAAAAAGGAGAAATGAACCTAGGAGAAATGAGTTTAAAGAAAGGAGGAGAAGTAGCAGGCACAGGTGTTGCTATTACAACAGAGAAAGTATTGCCTGTTTTTAATAATATAATAAGAAATGTTTTAAATAATGGCGGTACTACAGTTGTCAATCCTCCTGAGTAAGGTAGTAAAAGGCACTAGTGCTGAACATTCAGCGATTTCTTGGTTACTAAAAAAAGGTTATCATGTTTTTAAAAATGTACATGTTACTGGTTTTATAGACGTAGTTATATTTAATGGTAAGGAACTAATAGGCTTAGATATTAAAAGTGAAACATTTAGAAAGAAGAATGGTCAGATGATATATAGAAAACCTACTAGTAAACAAGATAAATATGGTGTAAAATTGCTATTCGTAAAAAAGAACGGAGAGTGTTATTTTGGAAGCAATTAAACAAAGAATAATAAAACACGAAGGTAAAATAAATAAGATATACAAAGATTCTTTAGGTCTTAAAACTTTTGGTGTAGGGCACTTAGTATTACAATCTGATGACTTAGAAGAAGGAGTAGAATACTCAGATGATATCGTTATGCGATATTTTGAAAAAGATTTTCAAACAGCCGTAGAAGATGCTAATAAATTTATTAATAAAGATGAACATCCAGAAGACATATACGGAGTTATTATAGAGATGTGTTTTCAATTAGGATATCCTCGTCTTTGTGGGTTTAAAAAATTTAAAGCTGCACTAGAAAATAAAGACTATACTACAGCTTCCGTAGAAATGTTAGATAGTCGTTGGGCTAAACAAACTCCTAATAGAGCAAACGATTTAGCTAATATCGTGAGGGACGTCTAATGCTTTTAAATTTAGTTCCTACGATAATAAAAGGGGTTGTTGACGTTGTTAAAACTAAAACTGAAACTAAAAAACTTATGGCTGAAGCTGAGCAAACGCATGTTAGAAAGATGGCTGAAGGCGAAATTGATTACGCCATCGCAACACAAAAAAATATGCAAAGCTCTTGGCGTGACGAATGGTTCACAATTATACTCTCGATTCCACTCATTATAGTTTTTGCTGCAATATTTTTAAATAAACCTGAGTGGATTACAAAATTAAAAGAAGGATTTATTACTCTAGATGAACTACCAGACTGGTATATATGGGCGTTATTGGCAGCAATAGCAAGTTCATTCGGACTAAAAATATCAGATCTTGCAATTAAAAAATTTAAAAAGTAA